CAGTGGTTCCTTGAAAATCGCTCCATTATTCTCTATCTCCAACGGTGAATTCGAGTTCAGTTATGGACTCTTATTCGACCCTGGTGGTATTGAAGTACCCATTGGATCTCCCCCTCTTACGGGGGAACCTAATTGGATTGGTGACAAACCTTGTCTCCATTACAATTGGCATGGATCCTTATTGGGACTACCTTACGGTAGTATGAGCGTATCCCACGAGAAGATGGGTGACGGGATCTATCCCGTCTATTCCACTACTTATCATGGGAATACCTATCGCTTTACTGCTATAGGTGAACAAGGTCATACGGGCAGCCAATTTAGATCGTCGTCTCGGATCTATCGTAAGGTAACTTACGAAATGGTCCGTTACATCGATTGGTATTGGCAAAATGATTGCCTCGTATGCCACTGGTCTGCATCGGATTTCCCTAAAGGTACTTCCCCTCTGTACTATAATCAATCTACAATTGTGCAGATTCGATTTACGTCAGATGGAAACCTTCAGGTGCGGAGTAAAACCACGCCTAAGTACCGCCAACCCACTAGGTTTACGTTTGATGACGTATATCCTACTGAGTTAAGCTGGCAAGCTATGTCGTGGATTCCAATCTCCGGCAGCGTTACGAATCCGACCGAAATCATTGAGCGTACTAAGCGTACACTCACTTCGTTCGGAAATCGTGTGGATCTCTCCCTCCCACCCGTTCCGGGTGAGATGTGGGGCGATCTCGCTGATTCTTCGATACAGAACGCTAGAGCGCTAGATATTAATAGTCTAGCCTACGCCGCCGATTTCCTTAAGCTCAAACAATCCGTTAGGACGATTTTGTCCTTATTACGCGGAAAGTTTAAGCCTAAAGATTTGGCTTCTGCCTGGCTCGAATTCAAGTACGGCTTAAGATTAACTTTTGCCGACTCGAAGGAGCTAGGTGAAGCTATCGGTCGCGCCATAACGAAGCATAAGAATAACAAATTTTATTCTGTATGCCGTGCTATGGACACTAGCGAATCCATCATTTCCAAGTCCCCATTAAGGGGATCTATGGTACATGATACGTATTACTACAAAGTATACTATCAGCCCATAGATGACGCTTTCTTGTCACTTATACGGAAAATGATGGATTGGGACGTCAGTCTTACCTTACAAAACATATGGGATCTTATCCCATTATCTTTTGTAGTAGACTGGTTTGTAGACTTTGAACGAACATTGAGTCGTATCGATGCAAACACGTATGCAAATACATTACGTGTGCTAGGTACGATCAAGACTCGTAAGTCTACTATCAGTTCTATTCCTGCTACATGTCTTATGTCGCAGGATGGTAAGACTATATGGTCCGGGGACCTCACTCTAGAGATTTACAAACGTAACCTCCAGAGAGGCCTTGACCTCCCCTTATTCCGTTCCGGTTCACCGGAGGCGTTCCACAATCTTGCGGAACTCCTCGCTATCATCGTACAACGACGGTGATAGATATCTTTAAGCGTGTGTTTAAAGCACGCAGAAAGGAGGCCTATTATGGCCAAATCTATCGTGTACAATCGTACCGATACAGCAATTCCCGGTGTACCGTCATTGACTATTCCTATTGGTTTAGTCAATTACGGAGCAGACTTCGCGGTTAAGGAGAATTCGCCTGGACAGGCGATCCTCACTAACCTAACGAGTCCGACCGGTCGTGAGGAGAAATTTAGATTTGCGATGTCTGACATCAAAGATGTCTATCGTAATTCTAATATTGACCCCTCTGTCTATGCCCCTTCTAGAAGGGGTATTTCCGTCCTAAGTCAATTAGTTGACACTTGGACGATTATAGACAGTAACGACCCTTCGTACGAGGTTAGCCTTCCTATGGAAGGACACATCGTACTGAAGATACCAGCCAATGAAAATATAACGGCTGATATGGTCTTAGCCTTTGTTGGTCGCGTGTGTAGCGGCCTGTTTAATACAGGCGTTAACACTAGCGAACGACTAAGAGCTATGCTAAGAGGCAGTCTTCTCCCTACAGATGTGTAAAGGAGGAGTACTATGTCTCGCCGGATCAACCAGATTGTTACAATCTGGACAGACGTCGAACAACTTGTTCGGCGCACGACCATCCATCGCCAATCTATTCCACTTGAAGAACCAAACTTGCGCACTGCGCAAGATGCGGTTCTTCTATGGGAGATGGCTTTGGTTGACCTCACGACTCCTTTCGGTTCACCACCAGAATGGAACCTTCTCCAACACGTGCAATATGTGTTGAAGACGGATTTATTCCAACTGGTTTCGATGCTTAAAGATGCTGATCGATTTCTCTTGCAGAATTGCATTGAGGATTCGAGAGCATCTTACGATGACTTTAAACATCATCTTGCATCTATTGGTTGGCCAAGTAGTGGGAAGATAATCTTCCCACTTAGGGGTCTGATCGATGAGTGGTCCCTGGAAGGGGACACTTGCACCTTTCGCTTATTGCATACTGCCTTTGTCTTCTTACTCCGACTATCTCTTAGAGATATGACGGATTTGGAAGATAAGGCGATGCAAGACTACTTAGCTAATGAATCTTCGCTTCTTTCCGATGGTTTTACCATGGAAGAGGCAGAGATCCTTACTAAGTGGTTCCCTCGGGAAGGCGATGTACGGTATTCGCCACTATACTCTAGTGACAATTTCCGACATGGCCCGGGTGCTACTGCTGATGCTGGCCGTTCTCTTGCACGAAAGTACAAGATGATTGGCTTAGATCAGTGGATAGCATACCTTGATAATCGTTTATGCGATCATCAAGTCCCCCGCGAACGACACTCTTTTTCAAGAGTAGCGCGCGTGGTGTTCGTACCAAAGTCTGTCACAGCTCTCCGTACTATTTGTATGGAACCTGCGACATTACAATGGTACCAACAAGGGTTCTTTAAGAACATCAGCCGGTATATAGACCGTCACTGGTACTTAAAGAAGCGAATATCACTAGATAATCAAGAACTGAATCGTGATCTAGCATACGTCGGATCCTTTGATGGAAGTTATTCCACCATAGATCTTTCGGCGGCTAGTGATTCAGTTTCTTGGGAACTAGTGAAGAGGTGGTTCTCCCACACAGCACTACGAGAAATCTTTTGGGCAACACGCTCTAAACGAGCGGAGTTACCTGACGGATCGATCGTAGACTTAAACAAATTCGCTCCAATGGGTTCAGCATTATGCTTTCCCGTGGAGTGTCTTGTTTTTGCTGCGATGGCAGAAGCATCGATCATGGAGGTTGGAGAGCGTCCCTACACGTCAAACTACCGTGTATACGGCGACGACATTATCATTGAGACTCGCTTTGCAAACGCCTTAATTAAGCGTTTGGAAACGAATGGTTTCTCTGTGAATACAGAAAAATCGTACACTTACACCAATAGCTCTCTAATTTATAGAGAGTCTTGCGGTGGTGAGTACCTCAATGGGGATGATGTTACTCCAGTACGACTATCTCGCTGGTTCAGCGGGCTTAGTTATACTGTTGCTGACGCGTCGACAATCGAACGTTTGATCGATCTCGCAAACGATTGTTATAATCGCTTGCCGACAGTCAGACTTTGGATCATCCGTGTCTTAGGAAACCTAAGACCGGGATACAAAGTTCCTTTTAGTCGTGATGGAAGTAAAGGACTTTACAGTCCTAATGCTACCAATCACCACATTAAGGAGATCCGGTATTCATCTTCTTATCAAGAAAATGTCTACCGTGCAGGAGGTATCAAAGTTTGTTACCCACCTGACGATCCTGACGATGAAGATATTCGATTATACGAATATCTGAGATTGAATCAAACACGGCCGCGTCTTCTGTTTCCAGAAGATGCTTCCTGTGTTCGATTGACTCTCCCTGACAGTACGAAGTGGTCAAGTCGAAACCATTTCGACCTACACCCGTAGGGTCAAAGAGAAGGGGTTGCCTG